CGCCATAGCTATTAATTCTTCTTTGGTTGGAATCTTTTCCTTTATCATTTCTTTTAATTCCTTTTTTGTAGGAATTTTTGGAATAGATATACCAGGTAAAGCAATTTCAGGTACTAAACCATCTATTGTATCCTTTACATATTTTTTGATTTGTTCTTTTGTTGGTTTTGGATTTGGTATACTATCGGCAATCATAACTGCGGTTTCAACAGCCGCATATATTGGTGCAAGTATAACTTCTTCAATTGGTTTTATAATAATTTCTTCCAATTGTTTAACTGCTTCATCTATTAATTTGTCTCGTGCTGCTTCTATTATTTTTCTTTTTTTTGGTAATTTTGGAAATGGAAACTTAATTGATTTTTTTATTTGAGAACCAATGGATGGTTTTTTCTTTTTTGCTTCCTTCAATTTTTTTAAGATTTCAACTGCAGCCTTTACAACGGGATGATTTTTAATGTTTGGTGCAACTACTTTGTTATTTATTATTTTCAATGCAGTTTCATAAACTGGAATAGTAATTGGTGGTAGTGGTGGTACTGCTGGTAAAGTTACTATTTGTTTTTTTAATTCATCTTCCAATAATTTTAAAGCTTTAACTTCTGCTTTATGTTTGGCTACTGATACTGCTAACGATATTGGGTTTGGCCCTATGTTTTGAATCGTACCCGGTGCAGGTGGAGTAGAAGGCCAGCCCAATGGTTTTAAAATTGGATTTGGTAATGGTGACATTTCCGCACCTAACCAATATGCATCAAATGCTGACGGATATATTTCTTCTAATATATTAAAATTTTCATCTTCACTTTCTTGTCCTTTTTTCATCGCTGCTTTAATTACATCGGACATTCCTTTTACATTTCCATTGATTACATTTACACCATATAACATATCACCACCACTACGTTTTATACATTGGTCATATTCGTTTGCATAAAAATCTGCAAAAGCATCGGTATCTTTGGAAAATCTACCTGACACCATTTCTCTTAAAACATTTATTTTAAAGAGTGTCCAAGACATATTACTTGCTTAAAAAATTGTTAGATGATAATAAAGAATTTAATTTTGACTTTATCATATCAAATTCGAACCTATTAGAAGGGCCTTGTTGTGTGGGCCCACAACTTGTACCATAAATTTGTTTATTTATAGCGTCAATTAATTCTTTTAATATTTTTACCAGTTCACCACCCAATACCATCTTTTGAACTTGTGCACCCGCGTCTCCTACACCGGTATTTTTTCCTAAATATATTTTACCATTTTCCGAATTTAAAAATATTTGATTAGAACCGGCTGAATGAAATGTTATTTTATTATTAGAATGTAAATAAATTTCCTTTTCAGCATCTACCGAAAAATTACCATCAGTTATAATGCCTGTATTACTTTTACCAAATATAATAAATTCTTTTGATTTGGATGATAATACAATTCTATCCGAATTTACAAATAATTGGTCACCACTTAAATCTTTCGAATTTGGATAATCTTTAAATCCTATTTTCGTTTTTTTAATAGTTTCTGCAAATGGTATTTTTACTTTATTGGATGTAATATAAATTGATGTACCATCTTTATTTATATCTTCTTCAATCAATGTACCAATTGGTTGAGAATCTAATTCTGGATTTTGTTTATTACGAATTAATATAGATGGTGATGGTGTTTTATCATCTTCCGTTAAAAATAATTCCGAAAATCTTATAGTGTTACCTGCTCTACCACTTATAATGGTATCTCCATCTTTTGGTTTTAGAAATTTAATTTTTTCATTAACATCTACTTTATTTTCTTTATCAACTTTATTAGTTTGAGTTTTTCCACCCGAATTTGCTGTACTTGTCAAATTAGACGCAGATGTATCTTTACCCGCCGATTCTAATTCTTTTTTTACACCACGTTCGTATGTAATATAATCTCTTCTATAATTTGGATATACCGTATTTGTGTATGGTAAGTAAAACGTTTGTTGATTTCTACCAAACATTTTTAAAATAATAACAGTTTCTCCTTTTTTGGGGAATGTGAAGTTATTCTTATCAAATGGGTATGCGTAGTCATCTTTCTCAATGGTATCTTCAAATAAATAAGTTATTGCACCATATAGTCTTGCATCAGTATCTGCAAACGTAGTATTTTCATTATACACACTCACATTATCACTAACATTATTTTCTACTAATGGAACATTTGTACCATAAACATTATCTACCGTAGCTAAAAATGATTTAACGTCAGTCATTATAATTTTGTTTTAATTTCTTCAATTTCTATTTCCAAATCACCCATTTTTTCTTTTGCTTTTTCTTCAACGGCATTAATCGTATCTTCCATATCTTGAAGTAATTGTGCTTTTTCGGTTTCACTTAACCAACCATCTTCACCAATACCCTTTGCTTCTGCAGCTGCTAATCTTTGACCTATCGTTGCAAGTTTAATTAAGTGGTCATCGTTTTTAACCGATACTTCTATTAAATCTTTTATGATAGGTGCAATTACCGTTGCTTCACCCACATTACGAATTAACTTCCTTAATGATTCAATCAATTCGGAAATGTTTTTCTTTTTGTTTTTACTTATCAAATAATTCCCTAAAACCAAATAATCCATATCACAATTCTTTAATGTCCAAATTGCTTTTTCTGGGTCATTTGTCATTGTATGGTCTTTTAAATTAAAAGATGTATTCAATAGAATGGGTGTTCCTGTTAGTTTTTCAAACTCTTTCAGTAAGTCGTAATAAAGTGGATTACTTTCTCTTTTAAGTGTCTGTATCCTTGCAGAATTGTCAATATGGGTTACTGACGGAATGTTTACTCCACTTCTAACTTTGACAACCTGATTCATGTAAGGAACATCTTCTTCTGATATGAAATACTTTTGATAATCTTCTTGTGTAACCGTTGGAGCAAATGGTCTAAACATTTCTCTCTTTTTGACAACCTTATTAATTCTATCTCTAACATCCGATAAATGTGGATTAGCCAATATAGAACGATTACCCAATGCTCTTGCACCAAATTCAGTTCTACCAATAAACCAACCAACTATATTACCCTGTTGAATTAGTTTAGCTATTTTTTGTATGTATCTTTCTCTATTTCTAACAATCTCAACTTTCAAATCTTTATGACCTTCAATTACTTTCAACATTTCTTTATCACTAAATTCAGGACCTAAATATGGATTTTGATTATCACCACCTTTTACTTTTGGATGTCCTAATGTTTGGTGATATTGATATAAACATGCACCTATTGCAGAACCTGCATCGGATGGTGCAAATGGAATCCAAACATTTTTAATTGATGTAAATGTTTTTATCTTGCCATTGGCAGTTCCGTTATATGCACACCCACCACCCAATACCAAATTTTCACAATTCCAAATATTTGTAATTCTGTTGATAAGAAAGTATAAAGCACTTTCGTACCATCTTTGCAACGATGCTGCTAAATCTTTATGATGTTGTTCTATTGGTTCATCTTTGAATCTTGGTGGGAATCCAATTAAATCTATCAATTTTTGATTGAACATATCATTTTCCGATGTCTCCCATGTAAAATATGACATATTCATTTTTATAATATCAAATTCATTTCCAATGGTTGCAACCTTATCAAATATACTATGATATCTTTGATTATTTCCATATGGTGCAAGTCCCATTACCTTATACTCACCTTCGTTTGGTTTGAATCCTAAATAAGCGGTGAATGCTGAATATATTAAACCCAATGAATGTGGGAATTGCAATGTTTGAATCTTATGAAACCCTTTATCATCACACATTGTAGTGTATATTGTGTCAAACTCACCAACACCATCAATTGACAAACCAATCGCTTTATCAAATGGAGACGTATAATATGAAAATGCTAAATGAGATAAATGATGTTTAGTATATGTAATTACTCCTTCATATCCGATAGACCACAATAAAGGTTTTAGTGCACCTTCATCCATATTCCATCTATTGTTAAATTTTCTCCATTTTTTGGGAAATCGTAATCCACCCCACTTACCTATAAATTGTCTAACTCTTTCATATTTTAAATTCGGGTCTTCATACCAACAAACCATATCAACTTCGTCAATTCTGATTTTTGCATAATCCAAACACCATTGAATTGCTTTAAACGGAAAAGAACTATCATGTTTTTCGCCGGATAGTTTCTCTTCTTCAATAGCACATATTACTTTACCATCTATTACGATTGCTGCAGCTGAATCGTGGTAAAATCCTGATAAACCTAATTGTATCATATTTAAATTTTTATATCACCCTCTCTATCAAATTCATTATAAAGTGCCATTTGTTTTTCTTTCATCTTATTGACAACTTTGGTTATATAATGTGTAGGATGACCTGTCATCTCTCTAATTAAAAGGTATAAAGATTTTTTATTAAAGTTTTCTATATAGTTAGCTCTACGAAATAATTCCAATACAGAATCTGCAATTTGAATATCTCTTTTTTTAGTAAAATGATTTTCTAAATGTTTATCCCAGTATTCTAACATTCTAATATTAAAAGTTCTATGTTCTTCATTTCTTTCCTCTTCTCTAAAATTGTTTTCGGTATCAAATGATTCAGGTAAACCAGACATTACATCCGTATCTTTATATCTTTTGTAGTTTGCATTGTTATTTAAAATAAGATAGTTTCTGGCAACAATAGTAAAATAAGAAAAGGCTTTACCTTTACCCGCTTTGTACATATGAATTTTTTCAATCATAAATGCAACAACCTCTGCCATTACATCTTTTGGGTCATCATCAAAGTAAGTAAATTTCCATTTATTATAAACAATTTCTGCTAATTTTTCAAATGCTTCTGCAATTCTTTCTCTATATAATTTATCTTTAATATATTGGTCGGTTGTAAGATTGTATTCAATTATTGCATCTTCCGTATCTTTGGGGAAATATTGTCTATTCGGCCCTCTCTTTTTTCTTGGCATGTTTATCTTTGTTTGAATTTTTCAATTGTTTCTTTAATTTGATAAAATATAGAACCAACGTCATCATCCTTCTCAAACATTTGACTATTATCAATTTGTCTCAATGCTTCCAGTAATGCTTCATTTTTTTGTAATTCCGCTTCAATGAATTTATCATTTTCTTCAATGATATCTTCATATTTTTCTAATTTTTGTAAAATATTATAAATTGCAAATGAAAGTGCAACTATTAATAATGATAATATTGATATTATTGTGTATAACATAATTAAACGATTTCGTATCCTTGTAAAAAATATTTGTTTGCATTTTTGTATTTTACTTCAACCATTTCACCTTCTTTGGATTTCATAACAATTTTATCATTTCTTCCGTATGTGGTTTTTTTGACAACCTGTGTATTATACACTCTATCTTTAATTGTAAACCCATCCAAATGGTCAATTTCATGTTGAACTATTACAGTCATCATTGTTTCTTTTGAAACTTGTTCGTTTGCTTTATCACCCTCTGGATTAATCTCAAATGTCAATGTTCCCAAATTATCAGTATCAACTACAACTTTACAAGCTCTAATTGTTCTAATTGGTTTAGTAAGTGTTGATGGTATTGATAAACATCCTTCAAAGAATAAAAATCCTTCTTTTGACTTTTCTTTAATAACCGGATTTAATAAGAATAATTCCTCATCACCAAATTGTATATAACATGCTCTTTTCTTAATACCAATTTGTGTTGCTGAAATACCTAATCCTGGATTTTCTATTAAGGCTTGAGTTAATTCCATTCTTAATTCATCGGCCTCTTGTTGTGTAATTTCGGTTTTGTATGTTGGTGTTTTAAGATATTCTCTAAACTCTGCCGTTTCTAAACCAAATTGATTTTTGTCTACTATTAATTTCATTTTTTATTTTTTAAGTCCGTATTTAATATATTTGTACCAAATTCTTTCATGTAGATAATATTGAATGGGTTTATATACCAATTCTGCTACCCCAAATGCTGCTCCAACTTTAATTGAACCACTTACCCACCACATTATTAAAAACCCAATAAGAGTACTTAAAATACGATATGATATGGTTTTTGCTATGTGCCTTCTTCTTTCTACTATCATATAAAACTTTTTTCTTTTTTTATGTAATCAAATCCTACATTTCCCGCCAATACAATTCTATCCAAATTTGAATTAGGTGCATTGTTTACCGAATGTGGCATATCCGCTTCCATTATTATTAATTCATCTTCTTCGGGTCTTATCCAATATTCATTACCATTTTTACCTTTTAAATATAAAACACCATCTTCATTTTCCATAACTTCCGGCATTTGAATATAATAGACACATGCATAATGTGGTACGAATATACCACTTTTTTTACTAATTTCGGTGTGCGTGTGGTATTTGTCGTTTTTATTATGAAAATTTTCTTGTATGGGATTTTTAGAACGAATTTGGTTTATCCAGAAATCTATATTAATTTTATTATAAATTATATTTTTTTCTTCATACAATTTTTTAGACTCATTAATGCCAATTTGGACAATTTCATCTAATTTTTTTTCTATTTCAATATTACCAATAAAATCTAAATTTGCTTGCCAAGCTTTTTTATAACTGAACGAATCCGTTTTACTACGTGGTGTTGCTTCAATTATAGAATACGACTGTTTTAAGAGTGCTTCCTTATCCGTAGATAAATTTAATTTAGTTTTCCAAATAAACGTAGTATCGTCAAAATATATCTTTTCCATTATATTGCACTATCATTTTTTTCGATATTATAGACAATTACATCACCATTTGAGTCGATATATTTTTGTCTAATTGCTGTACCACTAATTTTTTCGATTTCTTTTGGTGGTTCGTGATAAATTACGTCATAACCAACCGCTCTACCATAATTTACACTTTCAATATCTGGAATAATACTTAACATTATCTTATCCCAATTATTTGTAAAGAATGGTTCATTTTGTAATTCTTGTAATACTTGTTGTGCTGATTTTGGATTATTTTCATCCACTTGTACATCTCTAATTGCAACCCAAACATTTTTTTCTTTTGTTAATTGTTGATTAATTAACCATTCATGTCCTTTGTGCCAAGTTTGCCATCTTCCGATGAACATTGCGTATTTTTTCATAAATTAATTTTTCGTATTTCTAATATACGAAAATAATTCTAAATTACCAAATAATTAATAAGTTTTAATTAAATCGTCTTGTTGGGATTTTTTGTACTTTAACCAATAATTTACGGCATTTTGGTCATTTATCCATTTTGATTTATCATTCCAATCAAAGTCAGGCCTTGCATAATATGGGAATTGATTTCTTATACCCAATTCACGTTCTCTATGACCTTCAGGAGACCATTCATCAATTATCCCATCATTATTCGTATCATAACCATCAATTGTTCCATCACCATCCAAGTCAATAGGAATCCTAACAATTGTATCTTCATTTTTCTTGTTAATCTCATTTGTTTCGTTTTCGTTAAGAATATTTTCTACTATAACTTCGTTTTCTTCTTTTATTGTAGAATTTTTTCCAATATCTCCATAAATTTCGTAATTTTTTTCCATTAAATCATCTAAATTATCGTATAGTCCTAATTTTTCATCATTTTGCATGATTTCGGTAATAAGTTGTTTTTGTTTTTTCTTTTTATCTAAAATCAATCCGTTAAATGCAATAATCAAAGCAACTGCTAACGGGTCAAATACGATTACAATCAAAAATATGAAGAATTTTACAACATTTTTCAATTCCATACCGAATGCTTCCGCAATAAACCTAAATCCACCTACTTCTTTTTCTAAATCTAAATTAGAAACCTTAATTTTATTGATTTCTTCGTTATTTTTAGCATTTTCGGTTTGTAAAATCTCAATTTTTTTGTTAATTTGAGCAGTTTGCTTATCTTTGTTATCGATTGAACGTAAAAGACGAGAATTTACCTTACCTTTATCTAAAATTTGTGATTGTGTTGAAGATAGTTGACCTAATTGAGTATTAAGTTGGTTAATTTGTAATGTATTTTGCTCAATTTTGGTAGTATAAACCAAAACTTCTCTGTCTACCTGTTGTAATTGTAGGGATTGTGCCTGAAAAGCGTTTGAGAGATAACCAAATATGCCGGCAGAAGTAATTAACATCAATAAAGCAACGGCAGAAGTCAAATACCACTTATTAAATCCCTTTATAGTATCCCATTCTTGTTTCAAATAAGTTGCTGCAACTAATTTTGCAAGTTCCAAAGCACTAGCCATAACCATCACAGATATAGCTGCTCCACTAAATAAAACACCCAAACCCGTTACGGAGAAGTAAGCTGCACATCCGGCGATAATTAGTGCAGAAAATCCGACTAACCATTTAAGCCAATTCATTTTATCTATTGATTCTTGTTAATTCACCAACACGCTCTACTATTTTTCTAGCGTCTTCTAATGTAGTATGGGCTTCTGATGGTGACATATGTTGTGCACCGGTAATTCCGTTTTGTAAAATTCGTAATTTTCCATCTAAAGCTTCTAACAATCCTTGTATCTTTTCGTTGTATATCATAGTAATAAGTATTTATTTGTATAAAAAAAGGTAGAAGTGACTGAACTCCTACCTTTGTAATATACGAAAAATAACTGAATTAACCAACTTTTAAGGTTAATTTTTTTGGTTTGGACTCTTCTTTCTTTTCAAGAGTAATTAATAAAATACCATTTTTAATTTCAGCTTTAGCCTGTCTACCATCATAATTTTTACCGATAGTAACTCTTTCTTCGATATCCGAAACTAATTGATTGAATGGATTTTCTTTGTCGTCTTGTGACTTCTTTGCTTTGATTTCAATTTTGTCCTCATAACAATTAATCTCAATATCTTTTGGATTGTGGCCTAACACAGATAGAGCCATTGTTGCAGTATCTTCTTTAACATCTACTGCGAATTTTGTAGGAACATAAGTTGTTCTTGTTTTTGGTTGTTCGATTGGAAAAAATTCATCGAATAACTTGTCGTAATCAATAATGTACATAATTTTAATTTTTTTGTTAATAATACTCTATATAGTCCAAATACTATACCATCCCTTATTCCGTTACAAAGTTATGACAATTTTACACTCACTTTGTTACAAATCGGAAAATGTGTCATTAAATTACGTTATCTTGTCTTTCAATGATTGTAGACATATGGTCTGCCCAATGCATAATAAATTGTAACTTATAAACTAATTGTTTCTTTAAGTCGTGACCTGCTAAATACTTTTGATTATCTTCATCATACATACCATCGGTAAGTTTGATTGCAAAATATTCTTTCTCATTATATTGAATACCATAATGGTTTAATGTAAAGAAAGTTCTATCGGTCAAAGTCATATATGGTATTTTTTCATTACGAACAAATAAAGTTCCATACTTCTTTTGAGACCATTCTTCTTGGTTTGGTAGATAATGAACTTCACCTTTGATACCTAATTTACCCAAATCGTGATGCAAACAACTGAATACTAATTCTTCTTCTGTAAAATCTATTTCACCACCCTGTGCAATAAACAAATCTCTCATTTTAAGAGCATTCTTTGTTACATTGAAGATGTGGTCAATATAACCACCAAAATATGCGTTGTGATAATGTTTTGAGCCGGATGCCGGAGATACTGCCAAATTACTACCTAATTCTTCTTCGGAATACATATGTAATAATTTTTCAAGTCTTTCACCTTTGAAATACTTTTTGATTACTGCAATAAATCTATCGTAATTTGCTTGTAATTCTTGTTCTGTTTTTAGTTTCATCGTTTAGAGTTTAATTGTTTATAATACTCTAATATACGACAAATAATTGACACTACCAAATTTAAATTAATGTACTTTTAATTGGTTTTGCATCTTCCGATAGATAACTTCTAAAATTTTTATAAATATGATTATATAATTTTATTGAATACTTTACATTGTGAATTCGTCCTGGATGTACACCATCCGCACCAAAATCTATAAATGGTGTACCATATTCACCATCAAATCTATTGGTTTCTTTAAAATCAACAGGTATACCCATCCAACCATTCCATAACCAATTACACTTTTTTGATTCTAAAAAATATTTTATTAATAAATGGTTTTTATACCAATTTATAAAATCTTCATTATCATTTTGTAATTCATTTTTTAATGATTGTATTTTTTCACCATCCGAAGTTTCCGATAAATACCCCCATGCACCGGTTGGCATATATGGTTCTATTCCACCATCATTTGTATATATTTCTCTTCGTTGTGGTGATGTGTACATTATCAAAACTAAATCAGGTTTAATTAAATCATAATAACTTAGTAAACATCTACTAATATAATCATTACTTCTACCACCCATTCCAAAGTTATTATTTACACCATTTGGTATTAATTTGGTAAATTGAGCAGGCCATGTTTCTTGATTATTTACACCGACACCTTCTGTATTTGAATCACCAATACACATTACTTTAAATCCATCTTGCATCGGTTCATCACCTCTAAATCCCATTGAATTATAAGTATATATACATTTTTCAGTTTCATCCGAACCCGATGTTCTAAAAGAGTTATTTATTTTATTTGATAAATGAAATTTATATGAAGATATTTCAAAACCTTCTGGATTCCAATATTGTGTTACTTTCATAATAATTTATTTATATCAAATTTTATATTTTCTTTTTGTAAAAACCAAAGTAATGAAAAGCGTTCTCCATCTAAAATGGGTGTTATCTCATGCTGAATTCTTACATCAAATAAATAAGTATTCCCAACAACTTTGTTTAAGGTTTGTTCAATTGGATTGTATAATTTAAAATCTCCACCTTCAAAATTATCATTTAATAAAACACCAATTGCATATATCCTATTGTCCCTATCATCATTATGTTTTCCAAACCAATCGTCTTTTGTGAACTTATGAAAATGTATTGTTTCTTTAATTGTTTTAATTTTAATATCAGTAGTTTCTTCAACAAATTTTTTTAATTTATCAAATAACCAATTGGTTTCTAATGAATAGTTAATTGGTTGTGAATTGTATTTTCTATCACTCATTTTCCAATTAGTAATATGTGCATCATTATATAAAATTATAGATTCACATTCTTCTTTACTAAATAATATTTTTTGATTTAATAATTTCATTATTCAAATTTTGCTTTTCAATAAACAACATTAAAGTTATTCTATTTCCACTTGTTATTAATTCAACTGAATGTGGTGTTGATGATTCAATAATATAAACTTTTCCTGTTTCGAAATTTATTATTTTTTCATTATTACCATTATATACTTTAAAATCCCCACCAGTAAACTCTTCTTTTGAATTTAATTGAACTCCAATTGTATATATTCGTTCTGCACCATTTTTTATATCGTCATCATGTTTTATAAAAAAATCTCCTGTTTTATAATTTCTATATGCTGCAAATATGTTATTATTCATAATTTTTTTAATGTTTGGTAAATCATTTACCCAATCGATTATTCTTTCAACAAACCACATATTTTCATCATTCCAAATTAAAGTATTTGATAACATCTTACCACCCACTTTGTTTTGCTTACCTTCGTATTCAACCGATATTTCTCTATTTCTCCATTGCTCTGCGTATGATATTATTCTATCACACTCATCTTTACTAAATAAGATTTTTTCTTTTAACAACATTTTTTCTTAATTTATTTTCAGAATTTATATCAAACAAATCTTCATAATACAATATATCAATATTAATTAGTTCTGATAATTTTTTTATATCTGCATCAAATTTTTTTACTAATTTTATATTATCTATTAAATTGGGTGTATTAATCCATTCGTATTTTTCACTAAAATTTCTAAAATGATTTGCGTATGATAAACTCTCCGCACACAACTTTAAATCCTTTCTAGATACTAAAATTACTCTATCAAATAGTTTTACAAAATTTGAATAGAATGATATATCTTTATGATTTATATGGGTTTTAACGCATATTTCATTTGCAACATCCCAATCAAAATTTTCATATTGTTCTAAATTTTTAGTAGATGGATTGAATGGTTCACTTATTGCTTTTAAATTATATTGTTCTGATAAATTTTTTAATAATGAAGTGGAACCTGTTCTGGGTAGGGTTATTAATAAAATCTTCATTATATTAAGGTTTTATTTGTAGTATCAATGAATTCATATAAATTATGAAAAAGATTTTTATTTTTCCATATTTTATTAAACTCTTTTTTAAATAATTGATGTTCTGGATGAGTTTCATCCCACACTTGTTTTAATTTAAACTCACCTTCGGAAAAAGTACCCCAGTTGGTTATTTTACCGAAGAATACATTTACCTTTTTATAAAATATGGAATACATTAAATTATAAAAAGTTTCCATTTCCATATAATTAGAATCTTGTACAACAAACGATGTTTTAACCGATATAGGTAATGTACTTATAAATTTAAGATTATTTAATAAATTTTCCCAATTTCCACCCAATCTTGTTTTGTTTTCGTAAGTTTCTTTTGTTCCGGCATCAATACTAATTTCACAAGTATGAACGTATTTATGTATATTAGGCATACTATCCCACATTTCTTTATTCCACATAGACGCGTTTGTATGAAGGTGGATTGATTTTAAATTTGGATATTTTTTTGGATTAAAATTTCTTAAATAATTTCTAAATCCTACCGAAACAAATGGGTCTCCTGAACCTGTGATATATAACGTTTTTACATGCTGTGAATAATATTTATCGATATCCTCAATTGTTTTTTCTACACGTTTTATACCTTCACTATTTTCTACAATTAAATCTACTCTACAAGAAGGACATTTGTAATTGCAAGTTCTATCAAAGTTCATAACCAAATAACCAGGTGTATTATTTGTTATTATTGTAGAGTTAATAGTTGAATCGGATTTTAAACTAATTGGGCCTGATGTTGTTCCATAATTTACTAACTTGCTCAAATATGGACACATTTCTTTATTACAATATTTAAAAGAACCATCTAATATTGAATTTCTAATATCAATTATTGGTTCACTATTATAAACATCTTTTAAAGGAATTTCATTAAGTTCTACTTTGTTTGGTAACCAAGAAGGACAGCATACAAAACAAACGTTATTATGTATTTCTAATGAAGTAAATGGTACATTACATATGTAATTTTTTAAATCTATTTTGTTTTTCATTTAGAAAAATATTAATGAAACCAAAAATTTAATGCATATCTTGTACCTTCGGTTACGGGTTTTATTTCATGATACTGATATCCTCCATTAAATAAAACACCATCACCTTTTTCTAAATTTACAATTCTATCACTTATATATGTATCTCCACCAATAAAACCATTTGATAATAAAATTATTGATGTTTTATTTTCTGCACCATCTACATGTCGTCTTAACCATCTACCATCTTTGTATTCTGTCATTTGTAACCACATTATTTTACTTTCTGAAAAGTTACTTTTACTTAATTCATTCATTACCATCCTGTAAATTTCTTCATTCCATTTTTCTTTGGGTAATGGTTGACTTTTTTGCTGGCCCCATATTAACCAAACAAACCAATCTGTTTTATGTGATTCACTTAATACACACTCATTCTTAATTTTTTCTATTAAATTATCACAAAATTCGTTTGAAAATAAATTTTTATAAATTTTCATTATATTAATGCATTTCTTTTATCGAATCTTTTTTCAAAATTATCCCACACCCATTGTTTCAATTCATCATTTATAATGATTTTATTTTCTCTTTTAGTTGATTTATTTGATTGTTCTAAAATTAATCTTTCCCCGAATCTATCTTCAATAAAGTCTACAAATTTATCTATTTCTTTAATATCAAATTCATATGTACAATTTGTGTTGGATTTATAAAATCTTTGTGATACCAATGTCGACATTCCATTTGAATTACGTTTTAATGGTTCATCTTTTTCTTTAACCACTTTTAAAAAACATTCTTTATATCCATATCCATATTCGTCTTGTGAATGTAAGAGATTTAAAAAGTCAGTATCGAATGTTTTATATAAAAACTCATTATCAATATCTTCCCATTTACAAATAGGTGTGTGATTAGTATAATATTCTATTGTGTCCCAGACGTAGTTTAATGCACTTAACCATCTAGAAAACCAATCTCTGGTTATACAAATTGTTTCTTTTTTTCCCCACATTTCCAAACAAGCATTTAATGGGACGTGATAGTGTCCTTCCATGACATTTGGGTCATACATTTCTAATTTTAGTTTTGAATTTCTAAGTGCACCTTCTATTGAATAACTTGCACACTTTGGATTAGAAATCCAAATAAGTTGGTTGTTAATTAAATGTGACAAATTTATATAATTGTTTTAGTTGTTTTAAAGGCTTTTAAATATTCATCTTCCACTTCTTTCCATTTGCCCAACGGACAAGACCCGTTTGGGTGAATATGTGTATTTGGAGTATAAACTTTTCCTTTTAATGGACAACCACATTCACCACATTTCAAAGCCCATTCGGTTCCTTTAATATTTAGTATTTCTTGTTTAGATGGACATTGTAAACATATATCAAATCGTTTATCTGCTAAATCTTTCAATTCTGGTGTGTGTCTAATTTTATTATACCAAGCTTTTGAAATTTCTTTAAAATCTATTTTCATATTATAACAAAGTTTTTTTGTAATTATTTTTTTCTTGTATGCCTACCCAATTTACCAAAGTATATCTAACACCCGACTTGACACCCGTTACTCTATGTTCGATATTTGATAAAAAAACAATAGTATTACCTATTCCCTTTTCTACTTTCATTATCGAGCCATCGGATAATTTTAATTCTAAATCACCATCTTCGTATCCATCGTTTAATTGTATAACTAAGGAACAATATCTTTTATATTGTTTAACATCTTCTCCATCGGAATCCACATGCCAACCATAATATTCACCCACTTTATATTCTGTAAATTGGAAATCACTATTTTTATAATCCAAATCAAACCCTTTTATATTAATATTTTCTTGTAGTAATTTAGTTATTTTTTCAAGTATAAATGGAAATTTTTCATAGTAAGGATAAAATGCAACATTAGATTTTCTCTTATCGTAATTAGGTTTAATTTCTCCTACAATTCCTGCCTGCTTTAATGTTAAATGTTCCAATGAAAAGTTTAATATTAAATCACATTCTTCTTTTGTTAATAAATTAGGTATTGATGTATATGTAAATGACATAACTTTTTATATTAGTGATTTTGTGTTTTTTATTAAAAAATTAGAAGGTGACCAATGTAAAAAAAATTGTAATACTCTTTGATTTTCTTTGCAATTTAAAGTATTTCTCCAATGTATGTTTTTATCTGCACCAAATAACAATATTCCATCTCCTACATTTGTATTAAATGAATATTCTTTTCCATCTATTTTAGCAAATAATGGCCATTCCGTATCTATTGTTGATTCTAAACATATAGACATTGTTACACTTATATCCTTTCTATCTATATGTTTTACTAAAAATGCATCATTATAGTATTCTCTAACATATGTGTTTATATTTTCAATATGTGTTACTTCTTTATTAAATTCAAATATTCTTGGTTTTAGGATTTCCAAGTATTTGTTAAAATTATGTGAAGGTCTAAACCCAAACGATTCATTTGTATCAGCCTTAATATCTGATGAAAAATTATTTATTTTTTCAATGTCGAATTGTTTTGACAAAAATTCACACTCTTCCTTTGTTAATATACCTTTTATAAGGTGTATCATGTAACTTATTTTTTATAATTAAGAATTTGCCGCCACAATTAAATTACCAATAGTTGTTATGGTTGTGTTTAATGTATTGATTTCACTATCTGTTATTATTTTTGACATTTTACTTGGTTTTATTTTTTATTTTAAAATTACATACAGAATCCAGAGTATGAGTTTGCTCTACAATATGGTCCAGGATATGCACAATATGGTTCAGCTTTAGGACATGAACTACATGTACCAGGACACGGACAACCATATGGTGGACAAGATGGGCCGTTGTGTTCAATGGAAACAAATGATTCATTATTTGTTGATGATGTTTTGGTTAAAAACAAATGTGCGTTTTCTACCGAAATAAACCATCCAGAAAATACTTTTTTAATTTGAATGTTTGAGGTAACTGTCTTTCTAACAAAATCAACCTGGCCTTCTGTTGTATTTAATAGTAAAACAACATCTCCAATTTGAACATCAAATAAGTTCTCAAATTGAACCTCATTATTTCTTTCAATTAAATATGAAGAAACACCCGTATCCTCCCAAGTGCTATCATCATCAAAGGTTAATTGATTTATATATGATAATAAATTTATCCTTCTTAAATTAGTAACTTTGTTTGTTGAATACGTTGTACCACTTACCAATGTTTCATATGTTATACCAAAATTTGTAGTATAAGATGAATTATCAGTACCATTTGGATTTGGGATATCAATTGTTTTAATCAAATCATTTACCTCTAATTCTAATGCAGTTTTAAATGTACCATCTGCCATTTCAACCAAATCAGTATCTAATAATTTTGGTAACCATCTATTGTTTACCGTAGTTACATAACTATCTCTATATTCGGAAGCTACCTCATAGGTTTCACTATCATATATTACTCCGGTAAAAAACACATTTTGATTCAATTTAGTGTATTGGCCAATTTGGATTGATTCCAATGTTGGTGGATATAATATATTTAAACTTCTTATTACTTTTATATGTCCTTCAAAATTATTAGTAGTATTACAATAATTCTCCATTATAAAATAATCGGATGTAACTTCTGCAGCAATAACTTCATCCAATTGTGTTTGATTTTCTACCTTAAAAAATTTAGGATATGTATCTTTATCATATTCAGGATATCTTGATTTTACTATAAAATTAGGATGTTCACCATTATCTGGTATTGTTGTGATGTTACTAACTACATTATCATTATCATCTTTATATGCAAATTGTGAACCAAATGATTGAGATTCAATTAATTTCATAAACTCAATCTTATCTCTACAATATGTGTCATCAACCAAAGCAGTAGTATCATATGCACTTCTAATAATTAATGTTTCATCATTATCCTCTATGAATGGTATTGTGATGGCATTTTTTCCTACTCCGTGAAATTCATATACAATTGAACTACCGGTATATTGATTTTCTAATGCTTTGTTTAACATTCCCAAATCTCCAACATAATGTATTGATGTAAATCCATTAGTTTCAACGAAATCATATAGTGATGTCAAATCCAAACAATCCGCATCCACTTCTATTTTTTCAGCACCATCCCAACCTACTGCGGTGTTGATTTCGATTGGTTTTAAATTACCATCGTTATCGTACATAAAGTCCGAACCTATTAATACTGTTCTCATATTATTTTAATTAATTTACTTATAAATATCAATATACAAATAATTATTGAAATTACCAAAAATGAATTGAATGTCCTTATTTGGACTTCCTATACCACTTTTTTCTCTCTATATACCAGAATGGAAACTTACACACCCAATAGATAATAGCAAGACAGGCAGTCACCATAATCACAGGAATCAATAGTATAATCGTCATTATATCTTTTATACTTTTAGTGGGAGAGTCCATTTCCGAAAATTGATGTATAAATTCCAACAAATCCAACAATCATCCAAAATATGTTTAGGATAAGATATGCACGATTGTCTCTTTCCCATGCAGCATAAGTTAATATACCGGCATCGATTGTATTCCATATCCACATAGCAAGAAAAGGTGTATCTGGTCCCAATATAGATAGAGTACCAAATGCAATGACTCTCATCACTACTCCGATATGTTCCATCCATTTAACAGTTGATTCATTCAGTAACTTTAATTTCATATTATATCAATTGTTGTTGCTTTTTTGGCATTTGTATTTCTACACCTTCTTCAAATGTAATAATAGCTTCTTCTATTATTGGTTTAGTTTCAGTTGGTACTTCTGATGTAGAATTTTGTTTTTCTCTTTCTTCTTTTAATTCCTGATATAATCCTCTATTATAGATAGAATATGGAATTCCTATTTCTTTAAATAATTGTTCTGCCCTATTCATTCTATCCAATCTATCCATTGGTGTATTCCATTTAGTATCCAATGATTAACTGCATACCGAATTTAAGAGGCCAGTCATATTGAGTACCTTTGTTTTCCGCATTTACTATTCTTAAATTTTCAAATATTTCTCGTGTACCTTCTCTATTGGTATATTTCTTCATATGACGTAAAACTGATTCGGACGCTGATTCAAATCCAGTAATGAATTTTATCAATCCTGCTTTACGATATAATCTCATAGTATCTAAATCTCTCATTGGTGTTTGTAATCTCATATTACCACCCCATGTGATATCCAATCCTTCTTCTATAATTGTTTCACAAAATTTCTTTAACCAAACAGGATTACCATTGATAATACTATCATGACAAAAGAAGTGTTTTTTACCTTTTGCAACCCAACCTTTAATTTCTTCAATTACATTCTCAACACTACGATATCTGTATTCGGGTATAAAATCGACAATAGAGCAGAACGAACATCTATAAGGACATCCTCTACTCATAACCAACGGAATAGTATCTTGATAAACTGATTTGTAATAGTAGTTATCTTCTAATGATGAATAGTCAGGAACAGGCAAAGATTCCAAAGGTATATTAGGTCTTGTTTGATTAAATATCCATACTCCATTCAATCTCCAAACCAATCCTTTGATATTCATTAAAGATTCTTCACTCCAATCGGACTTTAATAAATCAATAAAAGTAATTTCACCATCACCTCTTACAATTACATCTACGAAATCATAATCTTTTATTCTATAATTTGCATTAGGTAATCTACCAAACTCTAAACACTCTACTCCGTTTCCACCGAAAATGATTTTAAGGTCTGGGTATTTATCCTTTATTAACTTTGCAATTGCAAGGGATGCATCTATATTACCATCAATGATACTAAACCCTAAAAACTTTGGATTAGCTTTTTCAATGTATCTACCTATGAAACCATAAGCAATATCAAATATTTCCTGATGTTCGTATAATAGATGAAATTGACTTTGTTTTGAGTATGTGTTGAATAGATTAAAGAACGCACCTTGTCTATCTGGTGGGTTTAAATAAAAATAATCAATTACTGGGTCAATGATAGCAACATCAAATTCCGGAGCATGTTTGTCTAAATAAGACTTTACTGCAACAATACCGGCATAGTAACCCGATTCGTTGATATTAGGAACTTGTAATAGTAATGCATCCTGTTTAGTTATGTTTTCGAAATGAAAGTGGTGTTCTATCTTTTCTTTATTTCTTTCTACAAATACAGTTTGACGCATATATTGTAGTAAGTCTATTTTAACATCAAACACATCTTTACCAGATGCCATTTGTTCACCAATTCGTTTGTCCGATTTAGCAACTTGTTCGTCTCCGTTTGGGTATATAATATTCTCTAATGTACTATTCATAACTTTAAATATAATAAAAATTTTTTAGTTTACCAAAAATATATTGCG